TTCTGCGCGGGCGTCCCCGGCGCAAAATATCGGCTGATCCGTTCTTTCGGGATTTTGATTTGTTCTTTTTGATTTGGCTTTTCCTCCTGCATAATGGATAAAATGACATCAGGGTTTAGCTTGCCTTCCTGCGAAAACTTCCGCATTTTAATGGCTTGGGCGTGGGACGGGGTGCAATCCTCGCTAAACATGGTATCCAGCAAAAAATGCTGCTCTTTCTCTGCTAAATAGGATAGTTCCACAGCCGGACGGAGAGCGATTTTCCCGTCGTCCACCATATCCAGCATTTCAGGAAGTAGATAGGTGAGGCGGATATAACGCTGAATTTGGCTTTTACTATCGCCGGATTGTTCTGCAAGAATATCACGAGACTTGTGCCCCACTGGGGCACAAGTTAAATCAAGGCGCTTACCTTGCCTATTCATTGCGTCCAGTTTCATTTTGTAGGCAAAAGCCTTTTCGGACGGGAGGATTTTTTCACGCTGCAAGTTGCTATCCACCATAACAATGATAGCTTCATCGTCGGTGAGATTGCGGACAATACAGGGGATTTTTGAAAGCTCGGCCAGTTCAGCCGCCCGCTTTCGCCTGTGTCCGGCGATCATTTCATATCCACCGTCCGGCTTTTCCCGCACAAGGGCAGGTACTAAAACGCCATGCTCCTTGACGCTTTCCGCCATTTGCTGCATTTCCTCGTCCATTCGTACCTTGAACGGGTGGTTAGGAAAATCGCTGATTTCTGCTGGTGACAGATTGATAACACGTTCCAGCTTGGCCTCGTCGCGGCTTTCCTGCGTGGAAAACAGATCATCTACCGAGGTCAGCAGACCGGCTACGCTGTTTTTCGCCAATCTCCATCACCTCCTCTACCAGAGTACGATAGGCTTCCGCCGCTTTCCCGCGCGGTTCATGGCGGAAAATGCTTTTATCCGCCATACTGATTTCCGCTAAACGTACCGTTGCAGGAATAACCGCTTGCATAACGGGTAAATGCTTGCCGAAATTTTCTTTGACCGCCGAAATGACTTCTTTGCGGAAATTCGTTTCATTTGCCATTGTCAGAAATACGCCGCCGATTTTCAGATTGTGGTTGATACCCTTTTTCACATTCTGCATGGTGCCGACCAGTTCCGTCATATCCTCTGCGGCTAAATAATCGGCCTGTACCGGCACCAGCACATAATCCGAAGCGGAAAGTGCGTTGATAACCAGCATACCGAGGGACGGGTTGCAGTCGAGCAGCACATAGTCGTAGGGCTTTTTGATACTGTTCACATAGCGCCGCAATACGGTTTCGCGGCTTAATGTGTTCACAAGACTCACTTCCACAGCCGATAACGTGCGGTTTGCCGGAATAAAATCAAAGCCCTCGTGATGGTGCAGGATTTCCGGGTGGCTGCTATTCTCCGTATCTGCCACAACATCATTCAAGGCGTTGCCAAGCGTTACAGGCAGGTCGTGGGGCTTTCTTTGCCCAAGCATTTTGGTGAGATCACCTTGCGGGTCAACATCTACCAGCAGAACATTTTTCCCGTTCATGGCCAGTCCTGCGCCGATGTTATATACGCTGGTGCTTTTTCCAACGCCGCCTTTCTGATTGGCTACTGCAATGACCTTTGGTTTTGCCATAGGCGGTTTCCTCCTTTTTCATAGATTTAGCCCCCCATTGGCAAGATGGAGGGCTATGTACGGAGGAAATGAAAAAGCCGCCTATTCTATGGCAGAATAAGCGGCGATTTTCGAACAGGGTAATATGTAGTTTTCAGATTTTCTTTGTAGGGGCATACATCACTTTTAAGAGCAGTTCGTCTACGCAGCCGGAATCCCGATTGTCCCGGAGAAGGACATTTCGCAGCCGGTTGAGGCTTTGAATCACGATAGCAGCTTCATCGGACGTATATGCAACAAAATATTTTTGCTTTTTCATCTGGCTCGCCTCCTTTGTGCTTTCATTATATATGGAGGGGAGGATAGCCGCAAATGTGCAATTTTCATGCTTGGTTTGAGTAGTAAAGTGGTTATAACATTAGATTTTCTCGGTGAAATATATTCGTCTGCTGCCAAAAACCTTGATTTCATGCGGGTTTGCGAAAGTGTCGTTATGAACATCGGTACCATAGCTTTTTACCCCGGTAAATACGATATTTACTGGGGTTTTGCTATACTTAAATCACTCTAAAACACGGAAAAATACATATCGTAGCTAACACACAGCTAACAAGTAGCTAACAAATCTACAAATGACAAAACTCCCCTCACTCGCTTTTTACGGCGGATGAGGGGATTTTTTTTGCAATCATGTGTTTGTCAAGACATTAAGAATGTCCTTTAGGTTTTAATTAGCCGAGTGCCTTTTTTGCGTTGGCAATTTTGTTGTCTTTTGCTCGAATACCGTCATTGATGAGATGATAGATAGCATTGATGGTCTTCTCGCCAACGATACCGTCAACTGTGACTTTACCTGCTCTCTGTGCCTCTTTTACAGCTTTCAAAGTGCCGTCACCGAAACCGTTTGAATTATCGACTTTCGTCTTGATGATTCTCATATTGTATAAAGTAATCAACTGCTTCTTAAACGCAAGTGTTGCTGTATTGTGTGCGCCGTATTTAATCATTTCCTCATTCTCCTTATTTGATGTTTTACCGCCGAGTTGTGCGGTTACTTCGTCTGCAAGATTGCCGAGCCTGTTATAGAGCCAGTCACCAGGGCAAGATTTATTTGCAAACCACCTATGTACAGTCAAGACCATTTCGCCCGACTTCGGCGAATAATTTAAAGTCTTGTCCTCGTTACCAAACCAAAGCAGTTTAGTCTTGCCGTTACGCTTGCAAATGTCAACGCAAAGTGCAATAAGTTTGTTGTACACTTTACTGTTCATGGTGTACGGAGCTACTGTGTCGCTTGCACATTCGATTGTAACTGCACGCTGGTCATTTGCGTTTGATGAACTACACCAAGAGCGGTTGCTCTCATCGACACAGAGCAACACTCTGCCGTCATAGCCGATTCCGTAGTTACAGCTTGCCTCACAGGCTGTATTCATAAAGATGTTGCCGAGGGTTTCGACACTCAACACAGTGCGGAGTAATGCGGTCAATACTGTGTGTGCGTTTACCACTGTGGTTTGGACTTAATTTTGTGTAATTAACAAGTTTTGAATTACTCATAATTATTCCTCACTTTCGCAAATAATTTTTTTGTTTTCAAACTTTTTGTATGCGTCAAGATACATTTCGTTTTTATCGCCGTTGTATGTACATTCGTAGTACATACCGTCGTGTAATGTTGTGCTGATAAGGCATTTGTGGTTTTGCAAAGTCTTACACGACCACACTACAAAAGTGTCAAAATCAGGTGTATCATCTGACTTATCTATGTGATTTAACACATACTTGTTTACCTCAGATGTTGCAAACTTAATAAAATTTGCATTTGTCATAACTATTCCTCGCTTTCATCTGTTTTTACTTCGACTGTTGTCTTTAATCTCTTGACGATTGACACCAAAAATTTCGGCAATGGAATACCAATTTCAGAGAGGTTTTCTAAAATTGAAATCAACTCGTTGATGATAAACCAAATCGTAACAATCATGCCGATGCAGTAGTTAATCCGCAGGTCGATTCCGCAGTTGACAAGTGCCGAACTGATGAGATAGTCGGCAACAATACCGACCGCTACAGCTACGATATAGCCTACCTTTTTGATGATACCAGTTACCCCGACACGGCTGTTAAGCGTGTGACTGATGTATGCCTGTGCCATTCCAGTGATGTAGTCGATAATCATTACCGCAATCATCACCGCAAACGGCACAAGCAAGATGTTAAGATATGCGACAATAGCACCGCATACTGTGGCAAATAATGCCTGTAAAATGTTTTCTTTCATTGTTTACACCTCGCTTTCTGTCGTCGGCTCGTCAACGGTTGGATTGTCGCCCCAAACTGCCATGACGGCATTGTAATATTCATCAGACAGCACCGTTTTGAGCTGTTCTCTGCCCGATTTGCTGTTCATGTATGCGTTGCGGATGTTTACGCCAACCTGCATTTCTTCACCGTT